CTGCTCAGGCAGTTGCAGATGCAAAGGCAGCAGAAGCACGTTCTGTTGTTGCAGAAGCACTACCAAAGGTTTCAACTTCAATCGTACGCGAAGAGCGTACATACCGCCCAGACAACGGAACTTCATTCGTCCGTGATGCATTCAATGCACAAGTTCGTGGCGATTACAGCGCACAAGAGCGCCTAGCACGTCATATGAAGGAAGAATCAGTTGAGCGTCGCGATGTTGATACATCAAACTTCGCTGGACTTGTTGTTCCACAATATCTAGTTGACCTTGCAGCACCTCTTGCTCGCGCAGGTCGTCCAACAGCAGATTTCGCAACCAATAAGATGGTTCTTCCTGCTGCTGGTATGAGTCTGGAAATTAGCCGTATGACCACAGGTACATCAACAGCAATTCAGGAGACACAGAACACTGCTGTTTCCGAAACAGACGCTGACGATACACTGCTCAGTGTTCCTGTAAGAACGATTGCTGGACAGCAAGACCTAAGTCGCCAGGCGATTGAAAGAGGAACAGGCATTGACACATTTGTTGTTGCTGACCTAATCCGTTCTTGGCACACAACTCTTGATGCTCAGGTCCTAAATGGAACTGGCAACAATGGTCAGTTCAAGGGAATCCGCAATGCTGGTGGAAACGCAATTACTTTCACTGCAACAACACCTACAGTTGCATTGCTTTATCCAAAGTTGGCAGATGCGTTGCAGCAAGTTCAGAGCAATGTGTTCACAACACCAACAACCTGGATTATGCACCCACGCCGCCTAGCATTCTTGCTGGCAGCAACTGATACCGCTGGTCGTCCATTGGTTGTTCCAGCCGCTGGCGTACCACAGAATGCAGTATCAACTGGCGCAGGCGTTGCTCAGTATGCAAACTCAGGTTATCAACTACTTGGTCTGCCAATCGTCTCAGATGCAAACGTAGGAACAACTTACGGCGCAGGCACCAACCAAGATGAAATCTATCTTGTTGATGCACGCGAAATGCACCTATGGGAGCAACCAGGTTCACCATTCTCACTCCGTTTTGATGCAACTACCCCAGGTAGCCTAACCATCAAGACTGTTGTTTATGGTTTCTCTGCCTTCACAGCAGAGCGTTATGCAAAAGCCGCTTCCATTATTTCAGGAACTGGTCTAGTTGCACCATCCTTCTAATTAAGAAGGAATAACTAAATAGTTGTGTAGGAGCAGGTGGGAATCCCCCGACTTGCCTGCTCCTACGCTTCATAATGAATCGGGGGATTCAATGAAAACAGGACACAAAGTTTCAATCGGCGCCTGCGACCCAGGCACCGTCAATGCGGCGTGGGCATATCGAATGTTTCAACTCTGCCAAGACCGCCGCGACAGACTAGGGCCATTCGTCAGAATCAAAGGCTCAGGATTACTTTCCAAGATGCGCAATCGCATAGTGAAGGCATTTTTAGAGAACACCGATTCTGATTGGCTTTTAATGATTGATGTAGATGAACAACTTTCCACAGAAGTATTTGATTTACTTATTCAAACCGCTCACGATAAAGAGCGACCAGTTGTTTCGGCGCTAGTTTTTGCAGCATTTGATGCACACAAACATTTATATCCAAAGCCAGTGCCAGCAATTTTTCAAGATGCACCAGAAGGCTTTTTGCCTTTATTCAAATATGACCGCAATTCAATATTTCAAATTGATGCTTGCGGGACTGGATGTCTCTTGATTCACCGAAGTGTGCTTGAAAAAATGCGCGAAGAAGCCGACCCAAATCAAGGCAAAGATTGGTGTTGGTTTTGGGATGGTCCAATTGATGGCAACTGGATTAGCGAAGATTTGCTGTTTTCACGCCGTGTAAGACAATTAGGCTTCCCGATACACGTTCACACAGGAGCCATTTTGCCACATCAAAAATCTTATTGGCTAGATGAAAGACACCACCTATCGTGGAAAGAATAAAGTTTTGGCGGAAAGAAACCGCAACCGCAACGCCCGATTTAGAACGGGCAATTGCACCAAAGGCAGAGAAGAGGAAAAAGCGTGGCACTAACAAACGCCTACTGCACATTGTCAGACCTGAAAACATCTCTGGGGATTGATGACATCCAAGATGATACTTCACTGGAAGCAGCAATTATGGCTGCAAGCAGGATGGTTGATGACTACACAGGCAGATTCTTTTACAAAGATGGAACTACTGCTGCTCCAGTAACACGTTATTACACTGCCCAAGATTGGTGGACAACCAACATTGATGACACCTATCACATCAGTGAAATTGCCACAGATGATAATTTCAATCAGTTATACACAACCGTGTGGGCAACTTCTGATTATATGGTTGAGCCTGTGAATAACCCTCGCCGTGGATGGCCTTGGACTAGATTGCTTGCCATTGGTGCATACATCTTTCCTTACAACTTGCCACAATCAGTAAGAGTCAAAGCAGTTTGGGGTTGGTCTGCAATTCCAAATGAAGTTCAAATGGCAACCAAGATTCAAGCATCAAGACTTTTTGTGCGCCGTCAATCACCTTTTGGGATTGCTGGCAGTCCAGAGATTGGAACTGTTCGTCTAGGTTCTCGATTAGACCCAGATGTTGAAGTTCTACTTCGTCCATTCCGTAAAGTTTCCTGGATGGCAAAATGAAACCCAGTTCCGTCCGTGATGGTCTTAAAAAGAATCTTCAAACTATCAAAGGTCTGCGTTGTTATGATTTAATTCCAGACCTGCCACAACCGCCAGCAGCAGTTGTTGGTCAATTAGATTTCACTTTTGACTTAAACAACTCCCGTGGTTTAGACCAAGCCAATGTTGATGTTTATGTCATTGTTCAACGCCACTCAGAGCGTTCGGCGCAGGATAACTTAGATAAGTACCTGCAAGGTTCTGGAGACTATTCCATTAAGGCAGCCATTGAGTCAGATTTGACTCTTGGTGGCGCCTGCAACACCTTGCGTGTTACTTCAGCCGAATCTGGAACTTTTATGGCTGGAGATGTGGAATTCATATCTTATCGCTATCGAATCACCGTATGGGGCCAAGGAGAATAAATGGGATACACAGTAAATTCTGACAGTTTTGCCTTGAAGAAAAAAGGCGAAGCAATAACAGAAAAAGAACTGCTTGAAGCAGGATGTAATATTGCGGCGTTAGTCGCAGGTGGTCATCTTGTGTCAGCACAAACCGCAAAAACAGTACCGACACAAGAAGGAGAAACCAAATAATGGCACGCATAGTCTTAACAGATGTGTCAGTTGTGATAAATTCAGTAAATTTATCTGACCATATCGCAAGCGTCACGATTTCGACGTCCGAGGATGTAATTGACACCAGTGCATTTAGTTCAACGATTGCTGCTGGCCGTACCCGCGTTGCGGGCCTTGCCGATAATTCGGTGACACTAGAGTTCCACCAGGATTTTGCAACATCCTCGGTTGAGCAAACAATTTACCCACTACTTGGCACACTAACCACTGTGGTTGTGAAGCCAACAAGTGATGCAGTATCTGCAACAAATCCTTCTCTGACTTTTTCAGCGCTTGTCTCAGAATGGCAAGAGTTGTCAGGCAGTGTGGGAGAATTGGCCACGGCATCCGTGACCTGGCCAATTTCAGGCGCAATTACAAAAGGAGTATAACTAATGGCCCGCCTTGTTTTAACTGATGCATATGTCGTGCTTGCAAGCACCGACATCTCACAATACGTCACTTCGGTGACATTATCTTCGACACTAGATGTCGTGGAAACCACTTCAATGGGTTCGACTTCCAGAACGCGTGTGGCTGGGCTTCGTGATAATCAAGTAGTTCTTGAATTCAACCAGGACTTTGCTTCTGGCGCTCTTGAAACATTGATTTATCCAAGCGATGCAACTACCAAAATTGGTACAGCAGTTGCGATGGAGATTCGTCCAACCAGCGCAGCAGTATCTGCAACCAATCCAAAATACACATTCTCAGCGTTGATTACAGAATGGCAATCAGTATCAGGCAGCGTTGGCGAATTAGCCAGCGTATCTGCATCTTGGCCTATCTCTGGAGCAATTACAAAAGCAACATCCTAACAATATAAGGGGGAAATAAGATGGATGGATTAGCAATAAAAGTAAAAACCGTTGATGGCAATGAGTCAGTCTATAAACTGACTCCACGCATCATCGTGGCTTTTGAACAGAACTTTGGTAAAGGACTGCCTCATTTAATTGGCCAAGAACAAAAGATTGAACACATCTATTGGCTTGCTTGGAAAGCACAACAAGTTAATGGAGTAGTGGTCAAACCATTTGGTCCTGAATATCTGGATACAATTTTGAGCGCCGAATTGGATGCAGACCCAAATTTCGAATCCACCGCGAAAGCCTAACGTACACAGTTGCGGCAATTGCGGTGGAGACAGGCATTTCACCGATTGATTTACTTGATGCCCCTGAAGGTATCATTGAAGCAATTGGAATCTATTTGAAAGAGCGGGCAAAGAAAAATGGCAGATGAAGTCATAGTTCTAACAGGTATCAAAGAAACTGTTGATGCCTTAAAAGAATTTGATAAATCTGCTGTTCGCAAATTCAACAAAGTTATTAACACCGAATTAGCCAACGCCGAACGCGATGCTCACGGCATTGCGCGTGGCATTAGTAATGGCAAAACAGATACTCCAATGAGCGGTTGGCGGACTTATGACGCCGCCAACCCGCAAAGGAGTTCGCGTGGTGGCGCTGGCTGGCCTGCCTGGAATACTGGAACGGTTATTGCAGGGATTCGTAAAAGTAAGGCACAAGGCAAAGTCAGAGGCGATTACACAACCAGTGCTGGTGCGTTGATAAATAAATCAGCCGCTGGTGCTATCTTTGAAATTGCTGGACGTACAAGTGGCGGAACAATGGCACGCTCAAGTGGCGGTCAATTTATGCGCACATTGTCAGCCAGATTCAAACCTGCTTCACGTTTGATATGGCGCGTTGTTGATAAAGACCGCGCTAAAATTGAAGCCAATGTAAAAAAGGCTCTTGATGAAGCCAAAGCAGAATTACAAAAATATTTGAACAGAGAGCAGGTATAAGATGGCGATTGGTGCAGTAGTAGCCCGAATCCTCACTCAATACTCTGATAAAGGTTCAAAGGCTGCTCAAAAAGATATTAACAAACTTGGTAAGAATTTTGATAATTTTGCCAAGAAAAGCGTAAGAGCATTTGGCGTTGCTGCCGCCGCTGTTGGAGCATTTGCACTTAAAGTTGGCAAAGACGCAGTGCAGGCTGCTATCGCAGACCAAAAGTCTCAAATCCTTCTTGCCAATAGCCTTCGCAATACTACGGGTGCAACCAATGCCGCGATTGCCAGCGTTGAAAATTATGTATCAAATTTACAAATTCAAGTCGGTGTCACTGATGATGAATTAAGGCCATCGCTGGCGAAACTTGCGGCGGTAACTGGCTCAGTGACTGCTGCTCAAGGCTTGCTTGGAACTGCTCTTGATGTATCAGCATTTGCAGGCGTTGATTTAAGCACTGCAACAACAGCAGTAACCCGCGCCCTACAGGGCAATTTCCGTGGCTTACAAAAACTTGTTCCAAGCATTGATGCTACTGCTATCAAATCTAAAGACTTGGCAACAATATTTGAAGAAGTTAACAAAGCAACACAAGGCTCAGCAGCAGCGCGAGCAAATACTTTAGAATTTCGTTTGGCAATTTTACGCATTCGCTTTGGAGAAATTCTTGAAGAACTTGGCTATAAACTATTGCCTGTTCTTGAAAGATTTGCTCAAACAATTCAAACAAAAGTTTTGCCACAAATTGAAGCATTCATTGCAACTAATGGCACAAGATTAGTAGAAGCATTCACATCTGCTAGTGATGCTGCCGTCAAACTTATAGGATTATTCGTCACCTTCGTCACGTTTGTTTCAAACAATATGGGCTTAATTGAGACGATGGCTAAATTGATTGCAGGAATGTTTGTGATTGGCCGCATCGCAGCCTTTGCGACTGTATTAGGTAAGTTGACCGCTGCATTCGTTGCTTTGCGCACTGCCGCTGGCACTGCTGCTGTTGCAACAGCATTTGCCACGGGCGGCGCATCAATTGGCTCAGCAGCAGCAGCCTTGGCCATTGTTGGTGGCGCTGCCGCAATCACTGGCTTAAAAATTGCAGGCAATAATGCAAGAAGCAAAAAAGCAGGACAGGCAACTGGACCTTTGGGCAATTATGCAATGTCAGTAGGTTCCAATTCTGTTAATACGCCAACGATTAGCAAACCAACAAGTGGCAATTCAATTTTAGATGCAATCATAAAAGCACAAAATAAACTTAATCAAGCAAAGGGAAAAGAACTTACTACAGAGCAAAAAATTGTTAATCAAATGCTCAAAAAATATGGTTTAACTCTAATGACCGCCGAAGTTGAAGCCAAGGCAACTGCTGCTTCAATTCAAGAAAATCTTAATCGTCAGGCTATGATTGCAAAATCACCAACTGTCTCACTTGCAGCCCAAGGCGATGGCTCTGCTGGTGGCAACTCAATCATCAATTCAGGCACACCAAATATCTCAGTGAGTATAACCACGCCACACGGAACTGCCGATGATTATGTTGTGGACATTACCAATAAGCAAAATCAACTTGCTAAACGCGCAGGCGCAATAAACATTTTACATAGGACAAGATAGTGGCAAATTATGATGGGGTAACTGCGCCGTCAATTGCAGTTCAATTTTATATCAGTTCCACTTGGACATCAGTTACTGCAACAGATGTTCTTGAAACTAACATTCGCCGTGGATTGAAACAATACGATGTTCTAAATCAATCAGGCATTGCAAGCATTGTGTTTAACAATTATTCAGGCAATTATGACCCAGACAATACATCAGGCACCTACTCGCCAAACCTAAAGGCTGGCTTGCAGATGCGCATACAGGCTACTTGGGCATCTACTGCTTACACAATCTATCAAGGTTATTTAGAATCCAGCATTGTCAACCAAGGTCATTATCCAACTGTAACGATGACCTTTCACGATGGTCTTGCTTTCATTGCCGAAGTCGAAGCCCCTGTCTTGGCTACGTTAGATTTTGAAGAGACAGCCGCAACCCGCGTAGGGCGGATGCTTGATTATGCAGGTTGGCCAAGTGGCGGTTCTCGCTCACTGACAGGCACTGTGACGATGCAAAAGACTATTCAAAGTAAATCTTGTCTCACTATGATTAACCAGGCTGTGAATGCCATTGCGGGTCGTTTTTATATCTCTCGCAGCGGCGTCGCCACGCTGGTGCCATTATCTGACAAATTCTCCCGTCCTACTCAATTACTTTTCTCAGACCAAGGCGATGCCAACTCGGTTCTTTATCAAGGATTGGTTGTTGACCCAGGCACTTATTATGTTGTCAATCAGGCAATTATTGACCGTGGTGCCAGTGCAAAAGTCACATCAACTTACAATCCAAGCAAAAATTCATATGGCTTAACATCTAAAGTATTTGATGCGCCTATCTTGAGTGAAACTAGCGGAACTAATTTGGCTCTATATCAATCACGCCAGCAGGCAACACCTACAACATATGCCAAGCAAGTTGATTTTAGCGCTTTGAATCTCAACACTTTGTATCCTGATTTTCTAGCGTGCGAGATTGGCGACCAGGTAAGTGTTAAGCGTCTAACTGTTGATGCACGAAGCCTGTCATATAACCTTGTTATTGAAGGAATGAATCACAAAATTACCAATGATGACTGGAAGGTTTCATTTCATACATCACCCATCAATCCTTACTCGATAACAATTTAGGGGTAGGCAATGCCATTATGTCCACAGATTACTAACACGCCAATCACGGTCACTCAGACCGCTGATTTTACTGTGTCATCTGTTGTGCCTTTAATTGCTGATTCAACCGATGGTCTAGCAAATAACATTGAATCAATTGAGATTTTGGCAGATGGCAAGACAAAGGTTTATCGTGCAAATGATGAGCCGACAGGCGCAGGCATCAATAACGGCGACCTTTGGATAGATATAAATGATGGCAATAAGTTATATGTAAGAACAGGTGGCGTTTGGGTAACTGCTCAAGATGGCGCAATAGGCACGGCGCAGGCAGCGGCTGATGCCGCCGCTGCAGCCGCAGCCGCTGCCCAAGCAGAGGCTGATGCCGCTGCCGCAGCCGCAGCCGCTGCCCAGGCAACCGCCAATAGCGCAGCCGCCGCCGCTGGTGCTGCTCAGGCAGATGCAACAGAAGCCTTGGCCGATGCCGTTACTGCATACACCGCAGCCATTGGGTCACTACAACCAAGCGCAAACACGATAGTCAATGCGCAGAATCAGATGACCGCTATCAATGGAACTGGAATTACTGTTTTCTCAGGAGCATCTTCTACTACTGGCTCACGCATAGTTTTGAATTCTCTTGGCCTTGCCGCTTATGGTCCTGGAAATTCATTTAGTATTACAAACGCCGTTGGCAATGGAACAACAGTCACATACACGGCAAGTGGTCACACTTTTGTTGTTGGCTCGACTGTAACTGTAAGTGATTTGGCACCTGCTGGATATAATGGAACTTTCTTAATTACTGCAATTGTTGCTGGTTCAACATTCACTGTCAGCAATACAACAACGGCAACAGTTACTGATTCAAACGGTATAGCCTATGGACCTGGAAGGTCAGTCAATATAACAAATGCCGTTGGAAATGGTTCAACTGTTACATATACTGCAAGTGGCCACGGCTACAGTGTTGGAACAAGTGTAACTATAAGTGGTTTAGCACCTGATGGTTACAACGGAACATTTTTAATTACTTCAGTTGTTGCTGGTTCTACATTTACTGTAAGCAATGGAACGACAGCAACACTTACTGATTCAAGCGGTGTTGCTCAAACAGCAACTTTGGCCATTAGCGCAACAACTGGTAATGCAGTATTTCAAGGAAGCATTACTGGGTCAACAATAATTGGTGGAACTCTTAACATTGCAGGCAAAGCAATCATTGATTCTACTGGTCTATTGACGGCGACAGGTGCAACCATTCAAGGCACTGTAAATGCTGAGGCTGGTTATTTTGGCACTCCGACAAATGGTTTTTCAATAAATTCAACTGGAATGGTTGGAGTTGGCAATGGTGTGATTTCAGGTGGAACAATCTCAGGCACAACCTTTACCAATGGCAGCACATTTTCTGTTACAAGTGCGGGTGTCCTAACTGCTACTTCAGGAACCATTGGCGGCACAACAATGACTTCCACAACATTAACTGGCGGCACAATCCAAACCTCAAGTGGCTCAAGCGCGGTCATTCTAAATGGAGCAAGCAACGCGCTACAGTTCAAAGCGGGCGGCAACGTTGTTTGTAATATGCTTAATTTCAGTAGTTCAGGAGCGCTTTGGCACTACGGCTCCACACCTGATTCAACAGGCGCAAGTTATCCCTTTGTAAAAATCAGTTCTTCTTTGGCTTCCCTCGATGCGAGTAGTTCGCAATCAATTAGTGCTGGCGCTAATGGAAATCTTGTTGTTGGTCAAACAACATATTCAGGCGGAACCCACACCTTTAGCAATACTTTAACTGCAAATTCAAGTCTAAATGCAAACAGTGGCGTAACAGTTGCTGGCGCTCCAATTTATACAGGCGACGCCACCACCACCGCAAGCACTCAAACTGAAGGAATTTCACTTACTCAGGGTGGAACTGTAAGCGCACGTCGAAGCAACAACAACCCACTAAACCTTCACATTTTTGATGTTACAGCAGGAACAGGCACAAGCGTTCCAGTTATTCAATTTATTCGTAATGGCACAAATCGCGGAACTCTTGAAGTTTTCGGCAACACCACCGCTCCTACCTTAGTCGGCTCTTCTGATTATCGCCTCAAAGAAAACATTAGAGATTACACAGAATCGCTAGATAAATTGTTAGCCACAAAGGTTCGTGTTTTTAATGAAGTAGAAGATGCAGACCACAATGACGTCATAGGTTTTGTTGCTCACGAATTTGCCGAGGTATTTCCAAATATGGTTAATGGCGAAAAAGATGCCGTTGATATAGAAGGAAATCCAATATATCAGAAATTGGGTTACACCAACCTTATTCCACATCTAGTTGGTGCAATTCAGGCTTTACACAAAGAAGTTCAAACACTCAAGGGGGAATAAATGAATGAAGAACTAGAAATCACCGATGTATTAAATGCATTGCGTGAAAGAATTGGAATGATGGCACAAGAAAATGCCATCCTAGTTGCCAAGATAAAGAAGTTGGAAAATGGACTCAGTAACCCAAATCTTTCCGATACACAGAACGATTGATGACCATATAGACGCCTTTGAAGAAATCGGCGTCTTGCTAAAGGAGAAATAACTTGACACCAGCAGACATTGCAACCATCGCAGTTGCCGTTAGCACTCTTGTTGGCTCATTTGCCTATGGTGTCAAATGGTTAGTGCAGCACTATTTGGCAGAACTAAAACCCAACTCTGGTTCCAGTCTTAAAGACCAAGTGAACCGATTGGAAGAACGCGTTGATGAGATTTATGTCTTATTGCTAACAAAGCAAAAGCGCACTCGCAAGTGAATCAACGCGACAGATTCATTCAAGTAGCCTGGGCCGAAGTTGGTTATATTGAAGGACCCAAAGACAATCAAACAAAATTTGGCAAAGCAATGGGCGCTAACTATCTGCCTTGGTGTGGCAGTTTCATTATGTGGTGTGCCAAGAAGGTCGGCCTAGTTATCCCCAATGTCATCTTGACATCGGCAGGGGCGCAGTCATTCCAATCGCGCAAGCAATGGCAGGACGCCGCCACCGCCACGCCAGAGCCAGGCGACCTTGCCTTCTTTGACTTCCCAGGCGATGGCGTTGAAAAAATTAGTCATATCGGCATCGTCATCGGCGTAGAAGCCCGCAAAGGCATTGTCCATACAATTGAAGGCAATACTTCTGGAGATTCCAAGGGCGACCAGCGAAATGGCGGTATGGTTGCCTTTAAGACCCGCACATATAAGAAAACCCGTCGCTTCAAGTTGAGGCGTCGGGAGCCAGTCTCAATTGTGGGATTTGGCAGACCTAAGTTCAAGGAGTAAGAATGGAAAAGTTGAAAACATTTATTCATAACAATCCTGCTCGCATTGCAGCCTTTGTCTCATCGGCAGTTGCTCTGCTAGTTTCAGCCATCTCACCAGAGATGCCAACCGAGGCAGCAGTTGCATTTGTTTTATCTGCTCTTGGTCTTGGTGAATATGCTCAACGTGTTGAGGATAAGAAAACTGAAGAAGCACTTTACACCGAACTTGAGGATTTAGACGAAGAGGAATAATTTATGAAACGGGGGGAAATTCTTAAAGAAGCCGAAAGGCTGATGTATGGTGACCGTCAAGAAGATTATGGCGCACCGTATGAGAACCATAGAAGAATTGCAGTCTTGTGGTCTGCATACCTTGGGACAGAAGTATCGCCAATGCAGGTTGCAATATGTATGGCGCTGGTGAAGATTGCCAGACTGCAACAAAACTTTGAATACTCAAAAGATGATACTTTCGTGGATTTGGCAGCATATGCAAGTATTGCGGCCGAACTTGCCGAGATAAAACGCAATCAAGATAAACAATAATCTTTACCCCTAGCGATAGGAAAAACCCCTACACAGACACCTTTCCTGTGTAGGGGTTTTTCTTTTATTTCTAAGATTTTACATAGTCACGCAGCGCGTTAGTAATTACTTCGCTGACAGTTTTATCTTCTTCCTTAGCCTTGAGTTTGACTTTGTACCACAAAGAATCTGACACACGCACTGACCTGATTTTCTTCACTTTTTCTCCTTTCGTACTTTCATTAGTTTTGCAAGAACTCTCTTACGAGTTGCATTCATTGTCTTGTTAATGTCACCAAATTGCTCTACGTGATTTTCAGCAAGGAAGTTAACACAATCAGGGTTTTCGCCACCATCTTCTAAGCCTGATTCATAATATGCCAATGCTTCGTTGATGATTTTCCAATCTTTACGTGTAATCATTTTTTCTCCTTTCGATTACATAAACAGGGAATATGAAACCCTTTGTGCCAGTCAATTTGATGGCATTTGTCACAGCGCCTAATTTCCACCTTCTGCCACCTTTTCACTCATCGTGCGAATCTGCTCAAATGCATTGGCGCAGATTTGCAAGAATTCAATTGATACATTGCAAGTCGCTTCCATAATGTCGGCATCGCCTGACTCGGTTGCTTCTGTAAGTTTTTTAGCAGTGTGTTCCATCGCTGTTGTCAGTTCGATAAATAGATTCTTCATTGCGCTCATCGCATATTCCTTTTCATCCAGCGTAGAACGATAATCAAAGCAAGACCTGTCCAGAACCAAAACTGGACATAGGCTTTCCAACCGCCAAGATGCATTCCAAAGAGTATGTCTAGCATTATGCACCCACCTTCTCAAATGGAAAATCAATTATATCAATGTGTGCATCCTTGATTGCAATGACGCATCTTAAACAGATGCCATTGCCATTTTCATTGATGATGCCACACAGCGTGTTGTTCTTGTTGCAAAGTACGCAGGTTTTCATTATGCACCTACCTTAGAAACATAAATGTAATGGCCGCTTTGCGATTTTGTGACTTTGTATCCTGCATTTGTCAAAGCATCAACTATGCGGTTCATAATTTCTTTGTAACGTGGTTCAAATTTATCCCATGCAAGATAACTGCTGGATGCTTTGTTGTAATCAAGAATCAAAACATCTGAATCATCGCTGACGTATGAAAAACCTTCTGTCATTCCACTAATGCAACGACCACGTGTTACTACTGATTTGCTAACACCAGCATTGCTAAGAACTTTGGTGATATTTGCTTTTGTAATTTTCACGATTATGCACCTACCTTTGATGCTACAAACGCATCATAAAACTTCCAGAACTTGTTTTGCTTTGCTTCTGTTTGCTTAGCAATCAACTCAAGGATTACCCAACGACGTGGGCTGTTGTTATTCATTGCATCAAGCAAAGCATCTGCCATTTCAGGGAATTCAGCAATTGTTACATTGCTTGTGATTCTTGTTGTTCTGACCATTTCCTTCTTCCGTTTCCTGGAGTTACTGTGCT